TAATTAACTACGCCGTTTTTCTTTACTAAATAGTAGTATGAGTACAGCAGATACAAAATTAACCAAAACCCCATATCAACGAGAAAAGTTTACCGAAGAGCAGCTTTTAGAACTAGCCAGGTGCGCAGAAGATCCAAAATACTTTATGATTAACTTTTGTTGGATACAACATCCAACTAAAGGTCGTGTAAGATTTGATCTATTTGAATACCAGCAAGAATTAGTAGATACATATCACAATAATAGATATAGTATTGCATTAGTAAGTAGACAAATGGGTAAATCAACAGCAGCAGCAGGATACCTATTATGGTATGCAATGTTTATGCCTGATCAAACAATCCTTATTGCAGCACACAAATATAGTGGTGCAAGTGAAATTATGTCACGAATTCGTTTCGCATATGAAACACTTCCTGATTTTATACGTGCAGGTGTAACAAGCTATAATAAAGGTAGTATGGAGTTCGATAATGGGTCTCGTATTATTGCACAGTCTACAACAGAAAATACTGGACGTGGTTTGTCCATATCATTAGCATACTTAGACGAATTTGCATTTGTGCGTCCTAATATTGCTAAAGAATTTTGGACAGCATTGTCACCTACATTATCAACTGGTGGTAAGTGTATTATTACAAGTACGCCAAACCAGGATGATGATCAGTTTGCACAAATTTATCGTGAAGCAGAAAAAGCACAAGATGAGTTTGGAAACAACACAGAATCAGGATTAGGCAAAAATGGCTTTAAAGCATTTAATGCTGATTGGAAATATCATCCAGATAGAGACGAGGCATGGGCAGACGAAGAACGTAATAAAATTGGCGAAGAACGTTTTAGACGTGAGCACCTTAATGAGTTCATTGCATTTGATGAAACACTTATTGATAGTATTAAGTTATCACTTATGGAACACAAAGAACCATATGCTAAAATGGGACAAGTGCGTTGGTTTAGACCTATACGCAAAGATAAGATATATATGACTGCACTGGATCCTAGTTTGGGAACAGGTGGAGATGCATCAGCAATTCAAGTATATGAAATGCCAGGAATGAAACAAGTAGCAGAATGGCAACATAATAAGACAACAGTACAAGGCCAAGTCAAGATACTACGTGAAATATTAATGTACATTGAATCTGAAACAAGTGGCGAAGCAGAACAATACTTTAGTGTAGAAAACAATACATTAGGTGAAGCCGCATTAGTTGTTATATCTGAAACAGGCGAAGAATTCTTTCCAGGTACATTTCTTAGTGAAACAAAACGTCACGGTAATGCACGTAAGTTTAGAAAAGGATTTACTACTACACATAAAAGTAAAATTATGGCGTGTAGTAAGCTAAAACACTGGGTAGAAACAGACAAACTTGAAATAGCAAGTAAACAACTGTTAGGTGAACTTAAAGTCTTTATTGCACGTGGTAATAGCTATGCAGCAAAAGAAGGCGAACATGATGACTTAGTAATGTCATTAATACTAATAGTACGTATGGCACAAGAAATTGTTAACTACGAAGAATCAGCGTTTGAATACCTAGTAGGCGATGATGATGACGAAGATTTCATGCAACCGATGCCATTTAGTATGCTATAATTTGCGTTAAGGCATAAATACATAGAACAACAAGGAATTAACATGGATACTGTTTCAGAGGAAATATTTAATATTATAAAAGGCGCAAACTATGATGTTGTACTTTTTACAGAAGCTGGCGAAAAAACGTTAGATGCTGAATCAGCAACAAGGTTTTACGTTAGTGAACATGACATGATGATTTCAGTAAGATCAGAAAATAACAAGTTAGAATTAGTAGTTCAACTAGGTGCTGATTTTGACATTAATGCCAATAAAACGTTACTGGATAGTTTTAAGAGTGCAGTACATAAACAGATGGGTGAATATACAGTGAAACGATTTGATAAAAACATAGAACCAAAAGACTTCTCACACCAGAGCGTGACAGAAGGATTTAGTAAAGCATTTGGTAGCGTAAAAACAAGCTACATACAATTAGAAAACGCAAGATTAATTGTTAAGCACAGTAAAGGTGTTAACGAAGAAAAGCGTGGAGCTAGAAGCAGAAATATACATAGTCTGTTTATTGAAAATGCAGATAAAGAACAAACAAGATTCCCATACAAATATATGGCAGGCGCTAAAGCTATGGCCATGCATGTTAACCACGGTGGAACATTTGAAGATAGCAAAGGCACAGGCATTATGAATATGTGCAAAGAAGCAACAGAAATGGCACAGTTCCTTACACATGTAAGAACAAACAAACTAGTTAACGAAGGCAATGCTAACGTAGTTGAAACTATCAAATCACAACTAAAAAGCATTAAAGAAACAGTAAAAGGTCTACAAACACTAAGAGGCTATAATAATTATCAAACAAAAGAAATAGTAGAAACTGAAGAAAATTCGGTTGACATATCTGATAAGTTCTTGTATAATACATTTGAGACTGTAGATATGAATGAAGTTCTTTCAACAGTATCTCGCATTTTTAACGAACGTGAGGGAAAAGATACTATGCATGATAAATTATTAAATGACGTACTGGCTGTAATTAAGTCAGGTGATGACCTTAAATTAAATGTTGACGCAAACGATCCAACTAATCCTAATAATGAAGATCCAGTAAAATGGAGCGGAGGTATGGGACCACTTGCTAAATTAAGTGCGATGTTATCATATATTGGTATGACAACAAAGAATGATGAGTTATTCAATATGTTAACAAAAATGAGTAATGACGTACACGACATGGGAACTAACCAAACAATGCTAGCAGCAAAAATTGCTAACTATTTGTATAAAAAAGGTTCGGCAACAACCATGGAAGTAGCTGTTACAACGGAAGAATCTATTACAGATTCCGTTATTTCAGAACTTCGTAGAAGAATTTCCTAATAAACCAGGAAATAGTGCTTGACAGTAAGCACTTTAAGTAGTATACTGTATAGGCTAACAAAGGCAAAAAGAGCATACATAAGGTGTGCATTATAAAACTAACAAAGGCTATTATAGGCTAATATAGGAGAAATACAATGGCGACACTCGCTGAAATCCGTGCTAAATTACAGGCACAAGACAACAAGAGCTCAGGCTCAAGACAACAAGGTGGCGATAATGCTATCTTTGCACATTGGAACATAAACGAAGGTTCAAGTGCAACACTACGCTTCCTACCAGACGCAGATGAATCAAATACGTTCTTTTGGAAAGAACGTCAAATGATCCGTTTGAGTTTTCCAGGCGTTAAAGGACAAGATGAGAACAAACCAGTAATGGTTCAAGTTCCTTGTGTTGAAATGTGGGGAGACCAATGTCCAGTACATGCAGAAATTCGTCCTTGGTTTAAAGACCCGGCACTAGAAGATACTGCACGTAAGTATTGGAAGAAACGTAGTTATATATTCCAAGGATTTGTTACTGAAAACGAATCAACAGAAGATAATAAACCAGAGAATCCAATTCGTAGGTTTGTTATTTCACCACAAATTTATAAAATCATTAGTGCAGCATTAATGGATCCAGAGTTTGAAGAAATTCCTACGGATTATGAAGCTGGCACAGATTTTAAAGTGATGAAATCTACTAAAGGCGGATATGCTGATTATAGCACATCTAACTGGAGTCGTCGTTCACGTAGTTTAGATCAAACAGAACGTGATGGAATTGCGGCAAATGGATTACACAATCTAAATGACTTCTTACCTAAGAAGCCAGACGCAGACCACTTAAACGCTATCTTTGAGATGTTTGAAGCAAGTGTAAATGGCGAACTTTATGATGTAGATCGTTTTGGACCGTTTTATCGTCCATACGGTATAGACGCACCAACAAGTGCAGCTAAAGTAACACCAGCACCAGCGGCACAAGTAGCGGCTCCGGTAGCACCAGCAGTTGAGGCACCAGTTGCACCAGCAGTTGAGGCACCAGTTGCAGAAGCGGCACCGATTACACCTCCTACAGCACCAGCTCCGGCTACTGTTGCAGATAGTGGACAAGCGGCACCGAGTGCAGAAGACATCCTAGCAGCGATTCGTAATCGTAAGTAAATAACAAAACTTGGGCATGTATGTGCATGTCCAAGTTTCTTAGATTGGAGATAAAAGATGGCAAGACCTTTTGACGTAAGCAAATTCCGTAAAAGTATTACTAAAGCGGTGCCCGGACTCAGTGTCGGGTTTAATGATCCAGATACATGGATCTCAACAGGTAATTATACACTAAACAAATTAATCAGCGATGACTTCCACAAAGGTATTCCTTTGGGTAAAGTTACTGTTCTCGCAGGAGAATCAGGTGCAGGTAAAAGTTATATTGCAGCAGGCAATGTAGTTAAGTTAGCACAAGAACAAGGTATCTTTGTTGTATTAATTGA